TTGAAACTGATTTTGAAAAGATGCACTATTAACGTGTGTTGCTATATTATTTAATCCAGGTCCAAATAAACTTTGTAAAGATGCTGGAACGTTTGGACCGACTGATCCAATCATTGCGCCTGCTCCGGAAACTAAACTTTGTATATTAGCACCTGCGCCGCCAACTATTGCTCCCAAAGAAGTATTAATAGGAGCAATTTGTATTCCTGCTCCATTACTTTTCACTGATTGTTGACTAGCCGGAAGATTTGAACCACTTCCACTTATTCCATTCATTTTTGGAACATTAGGTAAAGGATTACCTTGTGCTGATTTACTATTAGGAAAACTGAAATCACCAATCGGATTTTGTCCTCTTAAGGCATTCATTGCCGCTCCAGTAAGTTCTGATTTTAACATACTTTTTAAGTTAGCACCTTTTAAATTTCCTGCTCCACGTAAACCAGTAACTACTGCACCTGCAATATTACCACCTGCTAGATCGGCACCAATACTTCCAACTGCATCAACTAAACCGCCTGGGCCTAATATACTAGTTGTTCCTCCACCTTCTGGTGTTAAAGGACTTTTTGCTTTGTCATAATGTAATGTACCAAACCCTTGTGGACTATCACCATCGACAAGACCTGATTTATATTTTACTGTTTCAAATCTTACTGACATTCTATGTTCTAAAATGCCTGATCCATCTGAATAATCATGTCCGTCGTGGTCAAAACTTTCAATAATTGGATTAACTAACCAATATTCTGTATATTTCTTTTGATATAAACTGTAAATTTTTATTCCAGTAAAGAATGGTTTTGTATTTCTGTCTAATCCCCATTGACGAGCGTTGTCCATCATAGGTTTATATGTATCTTTATAACCGTATGTTCCGCTTTGCTGGTATTGTGGATCGTTATTGTAGTAGGCATAGTAGGCGTACCACATATTTCTTATTACGTCGCTGTTGTCATCGTGAAAGGTTATGTTAACTGGACTGTAATTAATTTTGTTGTGATGATATCTTTTTCTGTTATATTGATTATGTTCAACTACTTCAAAACTATACTTAGGCAAGTCAACAGTTTTAACTAAAAAACTTGCTTCTAAGTTCTCACTTCCACTGAAAGAAAATCCAAGTCCAGGGTTGACTTGAAACACAACATGAAAGAGAAATTTATGTTTTGGGGATAGTCTATAATTCCCGTCGACAAATGTCCGTGATGCGTGTCTAAAGTCACGAACATTGTCCCCGGTTGCAAGAGCTTTTAAAAAAGAATTAATCACAGGTTAATTACTCCGTGTTGGATTAGCCTGTCACTACCTCACCAATAGTTCTAGCCACTGTAGTTCCTACACCTGCTCCTAATGGAGTTTGAACTGCATTGTCAAAACGTATCGACATTGTTACTGTCGCTGGTTCTGATGTTGCATAGTTCAAATCGTTGTAGTTAACGTTCTGAATCATACATCCGTATAATTCCCATGTTTCTAGTGTATTTGGTGAACTCGCTCCGTTACCGCCGTCTAATATTTCACATCTAGTAATGAATTTGTAATCAATTCCAGACGCCGCAGATGATTGTTCCATCATATCAAATTGTTTCTGTATTTGTTCTCCAACAAGTTTCGAAACTTGACCTGATGCGTCATCACGCATATTGACTGAGACAGCCTCCCAAGTGTGTTTACCTTGGATATAAACTTTACTGTTATAGATATCGATTGGCACTTCTTCAAAATTAACTGAAGGACGTTGAAAATCGATAATTTGTTTTGTTAGTTCACTTCTAGGAGTCGAAATACCGAAGTTTTCAAAACTCACTCTGAAGCGATACTTTAATTTTGGCATTAACAGACCTTGACTTGACGCTGATTGGTCACTTGCCAAAGGTACTGTAAATTTGCTTAATGAACTTACTGACATATGTTTTGCTCCTGCTTCTATGCTTTATTAATATTTAGTCGCTTAAATTACCCTGTTCCTAATAAGGCTCTATTAGATAGAGCCTGTATTTTGGATACGAACTGGAATATAAATGTATTCAACCGCTTTAACTGGTTCAATAGCAATATCTATATACAATTCGTTACGATCAATTCTATCGTTTGTGTTATTTGTCTCATCACAAACAACCAAGTAATCGTAAAGACCACGTTTTGCAACTAAATCATTCATTAATTGCTCAACAACTTGTTTTACTTCATCACGTGTTAGTTTATCGTTAGGTTCAAAAACAAATGGTTTTGTAATAACTGCTAAACGTTCACGAATGTAAGCAGTAAGTCTAGAAACGTTAATACGATCTAAAGCACTTGCTGTCGCTGTTTTAGTTTTGTTACCGTAGTTTAGTACACCGTTACCTGGTAAGAACGTAATTGGGTTAATACTGTTTTCGTATAAAGTATCTCTTAAAGATTCTCTAACACCAACACTCTGGAATTCACCAGTTGCTACATCAATATAACCTAATCCTGTTGCATTATCTACAACACCACGTCTTGTACCTGCTGGAGCAAACCAAGGATAACTAGCATCATCTGAACGAATCATTGTTCTTAACATCATATGACTTGCTGGTACAACAATGCTACTACCACTTAAATCTGTTGTAATACCACTTGGGTAAAACACACCTAAGTATGTATCAGCAGTAACCATACCGTCATCATTGTTATCTGTTGCTAAATTGGCATTAGTTGCCCAGTTTTGGATATCTGTACTATTTGCCGCTAATCTCATTGGTGTATCACCAATTACGAAAGCAGTGTTACGTCTATCATTATTCAATGATACCATGTTAGCAATTAGTTCTGGATATCCAGGTGCCGCCATTACGTTAAAGTTTCTTTGTTCTTCACGTAATTCTGCACTTGTATCAAGTGCTGATTTCATACCTGCTACAACAACTTGACGTACTGCTTGTCTACCCATATATGGAGAACCATCTGTTTGTAAACCTGCTTTACTTACCCATGCATCTTTTTCCGTTGGTAATACTTTACCTGGGAAATTAGTTGAGTTAAAGTAATCTCTCTTAAACTCTTTTACATTGTAAGAACTACGTCTTGTGTTAAACATTAACATACCACGTGGGTAATTAGCCGGTAGTGGTACATCTAAATCAGTGTAGTCGTTTGTTAATAATGATTTAACAGTTGCTATATCACCACTAACTACGTCTGTTGTTGCATTGCCCATGTATCTTGCATCAGCAAATAAAACACCATCTTCACTAGTTTGGTCTGTGTTATCTATTGTAACCCAAGTGTCTGTGCCTGAAACTGATTCCCATCTTTTAATAATTGGGAAGTTTTCTAAGTCACTTGTGTCAATCCAAAGATCACCATATACCAATGCTGAAGCATCCGATTGTGCTATCGGAGCCGTTGCACTAACTAATGGACCATCTGGACTTGTAGTACTTAGGTCAAAACCTCTTGCATCTGTTGAAACGTTTTGGTAACCTTTCCAACTAGAACCATCGTGGATCATAATGTCAATTTCGTCTGTAACATTGTGATACCATAGTCTACCTGTTGCTGGATTAGTTGAAGGTTCAATTGCTCCTGCTGTGTAAACTAATTGTTGGAAGTTACTTGCTACCAAGTTTCCTGCTGTTGCACCTTCTCTAATATATGTATTAGCAGTTGTGAAACCTGCAGTTGCTAAAGGTGTATTATTTGTATTTGCAAGAATCATAACACCACCTAAACTGTGTGTTAATGTTATTGCACCCGAAGTTGACAAACTCGCTGTAACATAAGGAATATTAGCAGTATTAATGTCATTAACCATAGCCGCATTGGTTGTACCTGTTGCAGTTACCGTATATGTTATTACTGTATTAACGCCTTTTGCTGAAGATGTAATTGTAAACGCATCTCCTACTGAGTATGTTGGAGCAGTTGCAGTTCCTGTAACTACTGTTGCACCTTTTGCCATACGTTCGTATAATTTATAAAGTGTAAATCCTGAAGAGTTAGTAAATGCGTGTGCATATACTGTTCCTGCTTCAATATTTAAACCGCCGCCAATTGGATCTAAACCATATAATGCGTGTCTATCACCACGATACACATTAACTGTTTTAGCAACAAATTTGGCTAAAGTTGTACTATATTCACTTACATCAAACTTTGCTCCATTATTTGGAGAAGTTGTTTTAACCCAAACACTACCGCTTGGCGCCGCTGTAGCATCTGCTGTTTTCCATGCTGGAACTGATGTATGTGGTTGTTGTAATACTGAAATGACATTATATGTTTTTGCAGTAATACCTATATCTGTTAACAATGTTCCACTTGCGTTTGCAATAACAATTTGATTGCTTGCCGCAGTTGAATCACCATAAATTTCAATTTTACTATTTACTAATGCCGCAGTAACGCCTGTGATAGCCGCTGTATTAATGTCTGCCGCAAATTGTGTGTAAGTTGTACCAGAAGAAGTAACTGTTGCACCGTTAATAGTAATACTATCACCGTTTGAAACAGTACCGCCTGATGCAGTACCTTGTACAGTTGGAATTGATGTATGCCAATTAGACGTACCTAATGCTTTCCAGCCTGTTGCAGTTCTTACACTTACAGTATTATTTGTAGTAGTGGCGTCAATGGCATAATCGCCTGCTTTACCAATTGAAGCAATCGGTACGCCAGCACTAACTGAATTAGTGTCTGTTATAACTGTTGGCACTTTATTAACAAATGCCTGAGTTGTTGCATTCCATTCAAAAATACCCCATTTAGTTTTACTAGTGTCTAACCAGTGTGTACCGTTAGCAGGTTTTGCCGTTGGTCTTCCTGATTGTCCTGTTAGTTCTCCTAAATCAACATCTGCTCTTACAATGTATGCTCTGTTACTAGCACCTAAAAGTGAGTAAGCCGCCATTAAGCCATATTCATTTTGTTCATAGCCATGTAGTGCAGTACCTGATGTACTTTTGTAGAATGATGGTTCTCCGAAAGTAGAAACTAGTTCTCTTTGTGAACCTATTAAATAAGTTTTTTCTGCATTTACTTTTGCAGTTCCACTAGCAGTTCCTCCGCTAGTAGGATCGTTTTTATTTGAAGCCGTAGCAATTACCAACATAGGAACAGTACCAACCGCCGTGCTGGCGTACTGTGACTCGTCGACTACTTTAACCTCAATACCTGGTGATACAAGCGCCATATTTTTTACCTCGCAAAATTATTTTATTTGTAATTCGTTTACAACTTTGTTATTGTATTTAGTAAAAAACCGTAAAAAGGTCTGTTTTGTAACCAGTATTGGAGTCACCTTTAAAGGGCGGGGTATAAATAACTATATGAAAACCAGGCCCATATGTGTTAAATGCAAGAAGAAGTCAGCCGCTGTCAACTATAAAAAAGGTGAAAAGGTTTATTACCGTAAAATGTGTGATAGTTGCAACCGCAACTTTGTAAAGAAACCCAAACTAACCGTTTGGGCTAAGGCAGGATATAAGAAAAAAAGTACTTGTGAAAATTGTGGGTTTAAAGCAAAGTACTATGATCAATTAGAAGTATACTTTATAGATGGTAATTTAATTAATATTAAACATAGTAATCTTAAAACTGTATGCTTAAATTGTTTGATTGAATTAGGACACTCAGGATGGAACTCTAAGAAAGGAGATTTAGTACCTGATGTTTAAGACTTTCTAAAGTCGAATCATTACCTATAATAGCATTAAAGTTATCATCATGACAAACCCAACGCCATTCACTTTCATGTACTTCAGGGAATACTGCACTCATACTGTGATGTTCGCCTACAAAATCCCAATTCTCATTAATACTTAAAGCAGTTGCCCACCATAAAGGTTTATTGCCTCTGCGTACTTGCCACAAATTTCCGTTTAACTCTTTAATTGCTTTTATTTCGTTTGGGAAACGTACATCAGGTATAACCCAATTTTGTTGTGGATTGTTTAATATTTTTTGCTTAACTAAACTTACCCATATACCATCAAAGAATCCTTCACGCATACATTCTGTGCCAAATAACTGTAATACTAGCCTAGGTGTAATTTCTTTGCCTGTCTCTTTTGTCCAAAAAGAATCTTGTTGTTCTCTCCAGTCTCTACTTTCTTTAGTATCGCCTTCAAGCATTTTACGATCCCAATTGAATATAGTCGACACACCGTCTTTAAGTGCATCTGCAAAACTTAATTTTTTAAAGTTATGTTCGGCTATTAGTGTATCTGCAACTGTGCCTTTACCGGACCCAATAAGTCCGCATATTCCAATAATCATTAGATTCCTTAATTGTGTTATTAAGTTTAGCCAATTACCCAAGTCATCGGCATCTGGCTATCAGTTAAATTATACAAGTCTTGTTCGAGTTTGTCAAGCTCTGTTTGTGCCTCTGCTTTTAGGGAATCACCATTAAGTGATGTACCACCTTGTGGACCAGCGATAGTGGCGAATTTTGATCTTGCTTCACCAAGCATATACTTACAACGTGCAAGTGTGTAATCATATAGCCAACTTTTGCAACGATTATCTGTTAACAATGTAACATCTGGCTTTTCATTATACATCCAAAGTAGGATATTTTCACCAGTATTTCTAACTCTTCTAACTATTGTTAATTTTTTACTTACTGGCTCAAATGTAAAATTAATATAACCGCCAAACATTTTGGCTGTTAATTCTTGGTATTGAGAAAACATTTCATAACTAGCAAGTCCGCCAACTCTACCTGCTTGTAACAAGTAAGTGTTAACATATCCTGCTTCAAAAGGTTCAAACATTGTACCTGTTGCAGATCCGCCTGTACTTCTACGAAATACTTCTCTAACCATTTGTACTTGATCAGGTAGAATATATTCTTGTTGCTCTTGAACTAGTGTTAAAAAGCCATAACTTTCTTCAACAGAATTTGAACTCTTTTGTCTATACACATCAAATGATTTTTGCAAAGCAATTTGGTAATGTGATGGATCAAGTTCAACTTCGACCATGCCTCCACCTAAACTGGCTTTTACATATTCGAATACTTTATTTTGTTCTGTCGCTAGATCTGCCATGGATTATTCCTCTTATATGTACTATTTAGCAACTTTCAACAGTATTGTCAGGTCATTGATTCTACCGTTTAATTTAGTGTCTACTGCTTTAATGTCATCTAAATACTTCCGTAGAAGTATCTTTCCGGCGCTTTTAAACGTCGCTAGTTGCTCTTTAGGCTTTCGAAGGGTCTTTTGTACACTCTCTTCACTAAAGCCCGTTATAGTAGTTCCTTTTACACTTAATCCACTACCCTCACGTTGTTGTCCTGTAGGATCTATATTTTTAGCAACATACTTTCCTATCTTACGAGTTTTTGTATTATAAATCCAAAGTTCACTTGCACCTACAATATCAACTGGATTAATACTTACTAATCCTAGTTCGCTATACTCCTTTAAATATTTAATTTTAGAAACTTGCTTGTCGGCTGACACAGTTTTACGTTTACGAGGTTTACGTTCTGCTTTTCCTTTTTCAATTAACATAGAACAAGCATTATCTATCTCTTGATAAATTTCTAACATTTTCTTATGTTCTTTCGACGACATATTACTATAGGCTTCGATTAATTGATCATACCAATCATCATCTGGTTTTTTAGGTCCCAAAACTTCTTCCCATTCTTTTAAATTAGGACTATAATATTCTCTAATAATTTTTGCATGGGCTGGCTTTGCCTGTTGTTTACGAAGAATACTTAATGGATTAAATTTCTTCATATCAAATTTTTCTAAATCCATTACTGCATTATCTAAAAATTCTTCTATCTCATCAGTGAGTGCTAATGCAGACATTTTCAATCTTTGTTGAATTGTTAATACAGGTCCGCCTGTTAATTTGATTTGCTTGTCTACTTCAAAACCTTTCTTTTTAAGTTTCTCTTTTCCTATAACAATTACTTCATCAAGTTGTTTACGAACAAATTCTGATGGATCAGATTGCCCTCCAATAACACCTGGTAAAGATTCTAAATGTTTATCCCACTCTGGGTGATGTGTTGGCATACCTCGAAGCAAGGCACAACACATTCCGCAAGTCGTTATATTAATACGCCATAGTTCACAAGCATTAATGGCTTGTACATCTTTCTTAGTATAACCATTCAAAACCATCCATTCTTTAACTTTAGGCAACAAATCCTTAGGCTGGTAATGATAGTTGTAATATGTGCTTACTCTATGATGCTCTTTGTGAAATTTCTCAATGGGCCACGTTTGCCAATCGTCCCAAACAGGCTCTGGTCCTGTGTACGATTCGTCTGCAAGTCTCGATGTTCTCGGTTTTGTAGGCTTTTTGCGTGGTAATTTCATAGATATTCCTTTTGACAATATATTCTCCTGTATGCCTTTATATATGCGAATATGTTTAAATATACTACGTTTTAATCATTTGTCAACCTTTTTTTGCATTTTAGCAAAGAAATGTTATTGTATAAATACTACAAAGAGGATATAAATAATGCCAAAATTATCCATGTGGAAGCCTGAAAAAGGGCAGGACTATAATTTTTTCGACAGTAGAGTTCGTGAAATGTTCACCATCGGCGGTACCGGAGTTAACATTCATAAATTCTTAGGAGCCGACACGGCTAACAATGATGGAACAGATCCTAGTCAGCCAAATTATACCACACAAAGTGAACAAAACATTCAAGATTTATTGTTCTTAGAGAATAGAGATAGAAAGTACGACTCATCTGTTTACGAATTAAGAGGCATTTACAACGTTGCAGATATCGACTTTGACCTTACACAATTTGGTTTATTTTTACAAAATGATACACTTTTTATCACGTTCCATATGAACGATATGGTGGAAGGTTTAGGTAGAAAACTTATTAACGGAGACGTTTTAGAGCTACCTCATATGAGAGATTTTTATCCGTTAGATTCGGATTTACCAGCGGCATTGAGACGTTACTATGTAGTACAAGATGGTAACAGAGCGGCTGAAGGATTTAGTCCAACTTGGTATCCACACTTATGGAGAGTTAAAGCAACACCATTAGTTGATTCACAAGAATACAGAGCTATATTTGACCAAACTGCTCAAAAGCAAGATGGTACAGATGTTACAGGTAGCGACAATAAATTAAGAGATTTATTAAGTACATACAAACAAGAAATTGAAATCAACACTGCAATTATACAACAAGCAGAAAAAGAAGTACCAAAAAGTGGTTACGACACAAGTTCTTTTTATGTTGTTCCAACTACTAATGACGGTACACCTGTTGATCCAGAAGGCGATAGTGCAGATACAACATCTGTTGGTGCAAGTAGTACACTTGTTTCTGCTGATGAAATGCCTGTTACTCCAAGTCAAGAAGGATACGAAAGTCCAGGAGGCATGGCTGGTGACGGTGTTGCTCCTAATGGCTATCCTGTAACTCCTGCAACTTCTTTCCCAAGTGGTGCAGATATTGGAGATTATGTACTTAGATTAGATTATAAACCAAATCGTTTATTTAGATATGACGGAAGTCGTTGGGTTAAAATTGAAGATGCTGTTCGTACAAGTACAACAGGTGGTTCAGGTACAACACAAAAAGACGGTTTCATTAATAATACAAAAACATATGTCGACGATGATGGAACTACTAGAAAATCTAGACAGCGTTTAAGCGATGTTCTAACACCGGAAGAGGACAACTAAAATGGCTAGACAGTTTTTTTACGACAATCAAATTAGAAGATTTTTATTACAATTTGTTAGACTTTTCAGTAACTTCCAAGTAGAAGTTGGTTCTCCAAATTCTTCAGGTGTAAGAGATTTAATTAGTATACCTGTAACTTACGGCGACATGAGTCGTAACGTTGCTCAAGTAATGAGAGATGCAAGTGAGAATAAAGTTTTAAGTGCTCCAAGAATGACTACTTACATTCAAAGTATGACATACAGTAGAGAACGTGTACAAGAACCAAACTTTGTAGATAAACTTCACGTTAGACAAAGAAAATATAATGCTAGTACAGACACTTATAGTCGTACACAAAGTAATGCAGTTACAGTTGAAAGACATATGCCTGTTCCTTATGACTTGAGGTTAAATGTAGATATCTGGACAACTAATACTGAAATGAAATTGCAAGTTTTAGAACAAATTTTATGTTTGTTTAATCCTAGTTTAGAAATACAAAGTACAGACAACTATATTGATTGGACTAGTTTAAGTTTAGTACAATTAGAAAATGTAAACTTTAGTTCAAGAAGTATTCCTGTAGGTACTGAGGATCAGATTGATATTGCTACATTAGAATTTAGTATGCCTATCTGGTTAACAATGCCTGCAAATGTTAAAAAGATGGGTGTTATACATAAAATTATTAACAGTGTATATGACGGAAGTGGCGATCTTATTAATTCTGTTGCTGATGATAAATTAGTTATGGGAACAAGATTAGGTGTTACTCCAGGCAATTACGGTGCTATACTATTAAATGGTCAAGCCGAACTTGTTGATACTTTTAGAGAAAGTACAAAAGATACTTTAGATACAACTTCAATTACTACAGAAAACTTAACAAAACCAAGTTGGAGAGCAGTACTAGAACAATATGGTCCTATAAATCCAGGCATTACACAAGTAAGATTTACACAAGACAATGACGCAGAAGTTGTAGGAACCATTGCATATCACCCAGCAGACCCTCATATCCTTCTTGTAACGGTAGATAATGACACAATACCCACTAACACCTTAACGGCGATAAATGCCATTATAAGACCTTCAAAAGCAACGTCAACAAACGTTGTTAAGACTACGGGTAATCGTTACTTAATATTAGAAGATATTGGAGACTCTACAAATACAGATGGTCCGGACTTTTGGAAAAGTAATAGTAATGTAGATTTTACTGCTAAAACAAATGATATCGTTGAGTGGGACGGTACACAATGGACTATTGCTTTTGACTCTAGCACTGTTAGTGATTTACAATATGTAACTAATGTAACTACTGGTATTCAATATAAATGGACGGGTACACAGTGGCTTAAAAGTTTTGAGGGAGAGTATGCTCCGAAAAGTTGGAGAGTTGTAATTTAAGTTTTCCAGTTGTATTTTAATTGAACCCCAAGATCCATTTCACTAATAAATTCTCTATAAGTTAAATAATTTACATTCTTGCACCATTTCCAATCTGCTGGAAAAGTGTAATGAGGATTATCCATTACCCAGTGAAAGTTTACATTCTTATAAGCATCAAACATAACTTTCATATGTGCTATTTGTTTTTCACCGTTTGATTTATCAGTTGTTGATGGATAACAAGGTGTGTCAGCATATACATTATTTGTCATGTCTGAATCAGGTTGTCCATCGAAACCTAACAAGTAAACTTCTGTATGTTTATCAAAACAAGCCAAATATGTTGCTATTGTTCCTGAGTTATAATAACTAATATTTTGTGGAATTAAAGAAAACTTTCCTGGATACTTGACAACATTTTTAGCAGTTGTATAAACAATATTTTCTTCACTAAAGCCTGAGTTGGCAATTTCTTTTGTTATATCATCTTGCATAGTTATTAGAAAA